GGTACGACAATACAAAAGACATTGGTGGTGTAGAGCTAATAGTAAGCACATCTGAGGAGGACCACAAGTTCTCCAACAGATTTGCTGAAGTAATGGAAACTCCGCTAGGATACAAAGGACCGATTCAAATTGGAGACATCCTGCTCGTACACCACAATGTCTTTAAGTTTTACAACGACATGAAGGGCCGGCAAAAAAGCGGCAAGTCATTCTTTAAAGATGACCTGTTCTTTATTGAGCCCGACCAATTCTTCATGTACAAAAGCAAAGGAGTATGGAACGCTTATGATAGGTATTGCTTTGTCAAGCCTATCCCAGCAACGGAAAGCTACATTAAAAAGCCAATCAGTGAAGAACCTCTTGTTGGTATAATGAAGTACCCTAACCGTTACCTCTCAAAGCAAGGCATAAAAGAAGGCGATATGGTCTGCTTTACCCCTGATAGTGAATACGAGTTTACTGTTGATGAAGAAAAACTTTACAGAATGTTTGACCATCAGATAACTATCAAGCTATGAATTTACTATCTTTTGACAACGTACTCCAAGACCCGACACATTATGTCTCAGAAATTTATTTATACGGGTTTCAGGACGTGGCAGATGGACAGCACGTCTTTAGAAACATACAGCCTAGAGGAATTCACGATGACTTTGCCAAATTTGTATCTAAACTATTTCCTGACTATAGAGTAGAGCTTAATTTTGTGAGGAGGTCTCCATTAAATCAGGAGGAGCCAAATTTTATCCATACGGATGAAATGATGGGAGACATCACTTGCATACTCTATTTGAATGAGATGTCTCCAGTTGAAGACGGGACCACAATATATGACGAGGACAACAACCCGTTAGTCGTGGTCTATTCAAAGTTCAATAGAATGATTGCTTTTGACTCTGGCCTACCACACTCTAGGAATTTGTTTGAGAACTTTGGCGAAGGTGAATCAGCTAGATTAATTCAAGTTGCATTCTTGAGGTACAAGCTATGAGAGATTCGAAAGAAATTAAGCTTAGAATTATTAATGCAGGCTACAAGGCTGTAGACGAATTGATTAAGGTGGCCGAAGAGAGCGTGGTAAAGAGTGGCGATGAGGACGGTGAGCTTGCAGCTGACAGATTAAAGAATGCAGCAGCCACAAAGAAGCTAGCAATATTTGATGCGTTTGAGATTCTCAATAGAATAGAGTCAGAGAAAGAGGGCCTAGAGGCGATAGACAAAGGGATAAGTAGAACTGATACTAAACAAGGGTTTGCAGAGCGAAGGTCAAAGCAGTAGTCTGTGTAGGGTAATAAAGGATTGTATTCCTCCTGCAGTAATCTCTAATAAGAATAGAGTGATGTCGTGGCTCTATGGTTACAATGAGCAGTACGATGTCGTTGTCATTTCTAAGACAGGCAAGATTGGTGAGGTGGTAGAGATATCAGGGCTAAAGATTGCGCTGCCGGCTACGCCTGAAAAGTGTTTTCAAAGACACCCATCTAAGGCTGAACAGTATTGGGAGAGAGAAGATATCCCCAAGGAATTGGCAAAGATTCAGTCCATCTTTCAATGGAACGAAAAGCCAAGGGAGTTCAAGGACCGATGGGTGGACTACATCGAGCAAGAGTTTGACTACAGAGAGAACGGGTATTGGTTCATGAATAATGGTGTCAAGACCTACATCACAGGCTCGCACTATATGTATCTGCAGTGGTCCAGTATTGACGTAGGCTACCCCGACTTCCGTGAAGCCAACCGCATCTATTGGCTATTTTGGGAAGCCTGTCGCGCTGACCCAAGGTCATTCGGCATGGTCTATCTAAAGATTAGACGCTCAGGGTTCTCGTTCATGTCATCATCTGAGTGCGTCAACATAGGCACGCTCGCGCGCGACTCTCGTATTGGCATCCTGTCTAAGACTGGTGCCGATGCTAAGAAGATGTTCACCGACAAGGTGGTGCCAATCAATAGCCGTCTGCCATTCTTCTTCAAGCCTATCATGGACGGTATGGACAAGCCAAAGACAGAGTTGGCGTTTAGAATCCCTGCGTCCAAGATTACTAAGAAGAATATGTATGAGTCTGACGACAATGAGATTGAAGGACTCGACACCACCATTGACTGGAAGAATACAGAAGACAACTCATACGATGGTGAGAAGTTGTTGTTCTTGGCTCATGACGAATCAGGAAAGTGGACTAAGCCTGTAAACATTAAAGAAAACTGGCGTGTAACCAAGACCTGTCTACGTTTGGGTAGCAAGATTATCGGCAAGTGCATGATGGGTTCAACATCAAATGCGCTGAATAAAGGCGGTCAGAACTTCAAGGACATATACGAAGAGTCAAACGTAAAGACTCGTAACGCCAACGGTCAAACTAAAAGTGGGCTGTACGCTATATTCATTCCAATGGAGTGGAACATGGAAGGCTTTATTGACCTGTATGGCCACCCAGTTTTCAATAAGCCAAATTCACCTATCAAGGGAGTGGATGGCAATTGGATTACCAATGGAGCCATTGACTATTGGAACGCTGAAGTTGAGTCATTAAAGAATGACCCTGACGCATTGAACGAGTTCTATCGTCAGTTTCCTCGCACAGAGAGCCACGCGTTCCGTGACGAAAGCAAGTCATCCATATTTAACTTGACCAAAATATATCAGCAGATTGACTACAATGACTCCATGATTAAGGAGCACTACCTTACTAGGGGCTCTTTCTCTTGGAAGGATGGCATTAAAGATACAGTAGTCATTTGGACCCCTGACCCAAGGGGCAGGTTCAATATAAGCTGGTTCCCACCAAAACATTTGCAGAATAATGTACACTTACGTAATGGCATTAAGTGCCCCGGAAATGAACATATTGGGTCATTTGGATGTGATTCATACGATATATCTGCTGTGGTTGGCGGACGTGGTTCTAACGGAGCGCTTCACGGAATGACTAAGTTCCATATGGACGAGGGCCCAACAAATGAGTTCTTCTTAGAGTACATAGCAAGACCACAGACTGCAGAGATATTCTTCGAAGAGGTGTTGATGGCCTGTGTGTTTTATGGTATGCCTATATTGGTAGAAAACAATAAGCCGAGATTGCTGTATCATCTTAAAAACAGGGGGTACAGAGGGTTCTCAATTAATAGACCTGACAAACAATTCGCTAAATTGACCAAGACTGAACGAGAATTAGGCGGTATACCTAACTCATCAGAAGATGTGAAGCAGTCACACGCATCAGCGATTGAGTCTTACATTGAGAAATTTGTGGGCCTTGACCTAGAGGGTAAGTACAGAGATGCCGACCTAATGGGGACAATGCCTTTTACAAGAACGCTTGAGGATTGGGCTAAATTTGACATAAATGATAGAACAAGATTTGATGCTTGTATTAGCTCAGGTCTTGCTATAATGGCCAATCAGAAGCACCTGTACGTGCCTGAAAAAAAAGAATCGAAATTAATTATTAACTTCGCTAAATATAAGAACGAAGGGACATTAAGTCAATTGGACAAATGAAAAATATAACCATAGAAATAAATGCGGTATCTTTTCCTAGTCAGTTAGCTACTGACGCAGAAAAAGCATCGGATACCTTCGGTCTACAAGTTGGTCAAGCAATACAATACGAGTGGTTTAGAAAAGATGGTAGCTCTTGTAGATACTATGGACAGTGGCAAGACTTTAGAAGATTAAGACTATATGCTCGTGGAGAGCAGCCCATTGGTAAATATAAAAATGAATTAGCTATTGACGGAGACTTGTCTTATTTAAACCTAGACTGGACTCCTGTTCCTATCCTTCCAAAGTTTATTGACATTGTTGTTAATGGTATGTCTGACCGACTATTTAAGGTTAAGGCATACGCTCAGGACGCCATGTCTCAAGCGAAGCGAAGCAAGTATCAAGACATGGTTGAGGGGCAGATGGTGGCTAAGCCTGTGCTTGAGATTATTCAACAAGAGACAGGTGCTAATCCATTTATGATGGACCCTGAAAATATTCCGGAAACAGACCAAGAGTTGTCACTATATATGCAGCTTAACTATAAGCCTGCTATTGAGATTGCTGAGGAAGAAGCCATCAATACCATTTTTGACGAGAATCACTATGATGACACTCGCAAGAGATTGAATTATGACATTACTACTATTGGTATTGGCATTGCCAAGCACGAGTTCTTGCAAGGAACTGGCGTGCAGGTGTCTTATGTGGACCCGGCCAATGTTGTATACAGCTACACTGAGGACCCATTCTTTAAGGATTGCTTCTATTGGGGTGAGATTAAGACCATGCCAATTACTGAGTTGATGAAGATTGACCAGTCTCTTACAAGAGAAGACCTACAGCAAATCACGCAGTACAGCCAAGCATGGTACGACTACTACAATGTGGCGCAGTTCTACGAGAACAGTATGTTCTTTAGAGACACCTGCACTCTTTTATACTTTAACTACAAGACCACTAAGAAAATCGTATACAAGAAGAAGAATCTTGAAGGCGGTGGGTCAAGAGTAATTGAGAAGGACGAGAACTTCAACCCTCCTACAGAGATGATGGAGGAAGGTAACTTCGAAAAGATTGAGAAGACCATTGACGTATGG